ATATTAGCTAGGGCTGGCGCTGGCACTACCGCTTACGCTCTCGCTGGCGCTAGCACTTGCGCTAGCACTTACGCTCTCACTGGCCGACGGCGACTGGCTTGGTGAAGATGTTAAGATCGCTGTTGCTAGCGGAATGTAGTATGTTGTTCCGCCCACGAGAATCTTCAACGATGCCGTCAAGTTTTCTCGTGTAGTCCAGGCAGACAGCCCGGACTCAAACGTGCTTCCAACACCAGTTGTTAGGCCCTGAATATCGAAGAAGTATGCTTCGTCGTCAACGTCTGACATACCGGCTGCGTTGCCGCCATTGTTCGCGCGGAAGTACGATAGAATCGTTGAGGCACCAGGATCTGATGCCGCGCCGTCGCTCCAGATCTCTCCCTGAACAGCAGACATCGTTACGTTACTTGTCAGTGCTACGTTTGGTAGATGCAGCGTGCCGCGCATGGCGACGCCTTGTCCGGTTACAGTTCCTGTATCGCCGAAGTCAAGGCTAATGTGTGCACCGTGTGCGTTTGCTGCAGCCACATTGCTTACAGTTGTATATGCTCTTAGTGCTTCTCCGCCGCCGCCCGCGCCCGTCAAATACTGACGTAGGTACAGACCCCGGCTATCGCCGCTGGTTGCACCGCTGTCAAAGTAATATGAAAGGAACTTCATGCCAGCCGTATCTTCTGCGATAGGTACTGACTCTGTTCCAATCTTCGTAACGCCACCATCGGTGTTGTCACTATTTACTTGAACTCCGGTGAAGTCTAGGCGAGTTAGTATGGTACCCTTGTACCATACGCGTCCTCTTGTTAGAAATCCCATCTCTATCCTCCGTGCTCGTTAGAGCCGTGAACCTCCAACTGATAGTGATCTGCGAAGATGGCGCCACATGTGGCGCACTTTGGCAAAGATCCGGGTTCTCCGGTGAAGGGCATTGTGTATCTACCCAGCTTGGGGTGTCCATCGATCTTGAGTCCCCAGATCTTATCGTCGTTTCGCATACCTTTCAATTGAAAAACTTCACCAATATCACGAGATTTGCCAGCGTACGCAAAACGCTTGCGTGCAATTACCCATTTACCAGTATAGTTTCCCATTCAATTTGCTCCAGTAATCTTGTTAATCTACGGCATCACTCATGAATAATCCAGCATTTTTTACAACCAGTTTCTGGTCGTAGTAGGTCCGGACTTCTACCCAGTCTCCACCACGGACGTCGTCGCGATACTTGCGTACCCACTGCATTCCGTTGCCGATACCTGTTGACCAGGTAAAGTTGTATCCAGCGCTTGGTGTGAAGATGCTTGGTGAAGCGGGTACGTACATCAACAGCGCGTCGTCGTCCCAGTTGGCTGTGTATGTTACTGATGCCTCCGCAACGCCCTCTGCTGATGCTGTGCTAATGCTCTCTCCAACCATAACGTCGGTTAGGTCAAACATAGTTGCCAGCAAATCAACGGATGCGATTCCGCGTTCGGTGTACTTGATTCTGTCTAGTACATCGGGGTGATCCAACAGCCTGTCGCGTGTTAGGTCGCCCAGGATCAACTTGTTGGGGTTGCGTCCGATCAAGCGACGAACTGTCCGCTTGTAGGTGCGCATATCCTCAATAGGTGTTGACGAACCATAGTCTGACCACTTTGTAAAGCCTGTGCCGCCGACTAGGTCGGTGCCCCATACGCCAGTTGTCCAGAAGTCAGTCGTGAATGCGATCTCGCGGCTTAGCATAATAGCGTTGGTCACTAGCAGGGTTGCTTCGCGATCGCTGTTGAACGGAGCGTCCTCATTCTGGCGTCTGTCGTCAGAGATGAAATGGCGCAATGCAAACTTGTTGCATCTGTATGTGTCAGATGTGTCTACTGCGTAACCAACTGCTGCCGGAATGTCGGCCTCGCCGATAGGCACGGTCGCTTCATTACGGAAGAAGTGGCTCTGGTCTACTGCAGGTATGATGTCCGTCTGCTTGTCGACCGGCACAACTGGAAAAATCTGATCTGCTATGTACTCGAGGTTCGTGTAACCAACCAAGATATTTGTAAGCATCTTGTTAACATGAACATCAGCTGCTGCTGGCATATAAATAGGCATGTTTTATCCCCCTTACGCTGCGCGCCCGGCAGGAATTAGAATCATCTCACCGACTTCGTTTACATCGCCGCCCTTGGTGCACTTGCCGGCAATGTATACTGTTGTGTCGGTGCCGGCGGTAATTATTATCGCGCGGCCCGTGTTGTCAGTTCCGACCAAGTCGTCTGCACCCACTGTTTCACCCAATGTAATCTTTGTGTGCCCAAGAAAACGCACCGAAACGCCAGCGCCTGTAGTTCCGCCGTGCTGCGCAACGCCACATATTGGATCTGTGATTGCGCTACAAACGTCAACAGTATCTGCTACTGCTGTCAGAGTCACGAAGTAGTACTGAGCGTCAGACATGTCATCGTGCGCCTTGAAGGGTGCATCTAGTCCAACATATTGCTTTGCCATCTGTTATACCTCTTCTATCGTGTCGATAGTTGAAACATTCTTTGTGTTGTTACGGTCATACTCTGTGTAGAGCTCGGGGTTCTCGCCGAATACGGCTGTGTACGCCTCGCCCTTTGTCATTCCCGTAGCAACCTTTTCCTTAACCAGCCGCTCGATCTTCCCGTCATCGGACTCTCCGCGACCTTCGTTGCCATTCTCGGCGAATAGTGCCGCCATGGCTTCCCTGTTCCCAAGTGTCTTTAGAATTGTTACAACGCGATTGAAGTTAACCTTGTCCTCGCTGTCGTCTTTGTCCTCAAGCCAAATCAGAACCTCTGCAAACTCACTCGGATCTTCTGGTAGCCCGGCAATTTCACTTGCCAATTCTGAGAACTGTACCAGCTTAAGCTCGCGCTCTGCCAGAGCCTGCTCTGATGCGCGCTTTGCTATTTCGTCCGTGTACTCTGCAATTTCCTTGTCCTTCTCTCCGATCGACTCATTAAGCAATACGATCTCGGCATCTTTAGCCTGCAGGTCCTCAGCAAACTTCTGCGCGGCCTCATCGGCCCCATCGCCTTCGTCGTCGCCATCGCCCGCGCTATTGTCGATCCCCTGGTCTCGCTTTCCGCTCAAGAGGCTAAGGATCCACTCGCCAAACTTTGACGTTGCGGCTTTCTCAGCAATATCTCTCACTTCATCTTCACTCAGGGCGGTCTTCTCATCCTTATCCATCCTTGCCTCCGGATTTTCTTTTGGTTCTACCCAATTACCATCTTCAAACACCAATGTTGCTCCGCCAAGGCGTGGTCGTGGCGTAATAGCCATACCCAATGCCACATTGTTCAATACATCTCCTCCGACGGACTTATAATCAAAGAAGACTACTTCTGGAGATGCATATAAATAACCCTTATCTCGCAGGGCCTTAACAGCGCCGTCGCGCCAATCTGGTAACCACTCCACGCCGTGTTCTGCAACGCGCATGTCTCCAATAAAGCCGTAAATTCCAGCGCTATCGTCGTGACGCTCGTTAACAGGCAGCTTGTAGTCGGGAGTTGGTGTCTTGAAGTGCGAAACCATCTCCTCGCCATCCGCGCGGGTGAAGTCTTTGACTAAACCCGTGTGGTGCACTTCTCTAAACGGGAAGTACAGGCGCCAGCCGTCATCCAATGTATTTTCGCTAAACGGAATCAGGAATTGAAATTCATCATTCATATCTCATTACCTTTGATACGATTCTAACAATAGAATAATCCACGTGCAACCTTAAGGCAGCTTCGTGTAATTTTCCAACACAATTTGTCGCTGAAGTTTTGCTATCTTTACTGGACGCTTGCCGTGAACTGTCAAAACGAACGTTCCATACCCGGTGGCCGCCTCTAAGTAACGGATGAGCGATAGGTATCTAACGATAACGTCAGCTGAGATTTCTATGTTGTCCATATATCCTCCATAGTACGCAATTGAAGCAGCCCATTGATTCTGACGGCTTCCCCACTACCAAATCTATTATATGGTCTGTCTACAATAAAAGTTGTGCACGACCTCGACATCTCGCGAGCGCAGTCTGCGTTTGATTCAATAAAGACATCAAGATCTAGACGTACAATTTCAGCGATTTTGTTTGGCGTGCAAACAACTGGTATGTCACCAACTCCGTAACTACGCAGCCACCCACATGTGGTGTTTAGAAATTCTGGCGGCCGCTCTGTAATAATGATAACGTCAAAGGCGTTTATAAGATAATAGAGTCCCTCTATGGCGCCCTCAACAGGCAGAATGTTTTCATATACACGCTTGTTGTTCTGCCACCACAAGATGTCATCATCTGAAACAGTCGGGTACATCTCTACGAGACTATATGCCTCTGGCTGTCTCGGCTCACCGAAGTATCGGTGTGCAGAGGCGAGCACGTTACATACTGTTCCATTTATTTCTATGCCAACACGAGCATCAACCATTTCAGTGCTACACCCAACGATGTAAGGAATAATAATCCAACAATCTGCAAATTGTTTTCGTGCCTAGAAATTTCTTCCGTGGTACTTGTATACAATGTAGCATCTATCGTTTCCTTGACACATCCGTTGTCCGATAGGCTTAATGTTGGTTGGGTCTGTCCATCCAAGTTCATCTAAGCTCCTACACTCCTGGCATACGCGCTCGTCATTTGCACTAATGTTCCTAGCTAAAATGCCATCGCCTGTCAATCTACCATTTTCCCAGTCCATCTCTACGCGATTGGATATATACAGCTTGTCAATCATTTTCTTTGCGCGCCACGATGCGGCGTGGTTCCCAAAGATTTTGTAGCTTGAGTTGGCATACATCTTTAAGCGATATATAAATGATCCAAGCACTCCGCTAATTGCGGTAGAGATAATATCAAGTGATTGTCCAGATAGTTCATGGAGTGCATTTGTGATTGCCATAGATATATCACGTCGCAGGTTCTTATCCAAGAACCGTGCCTGATATAGCAACTCGTCTGCGATCACCTTGTATCCTTCTAGAGGAGGCCTGTCTCCAACAAACGAAACCCATGCGGCGATCATGCTCTCCGCAACGGATCCCTTTACCTCATCTAGGAATCTGTCCATATATACGTCGATGAGATCTGCCCATTCGTCTTCGTCTCGACCGGCAATATCTTCTGGTAACGCCCCCATCTCTCTTTCGTAGATGCGCATGAGTTCTTGTGCCGCTGCGGATGTGAAGGCATTAGCAGATGATGAAGACGCCAGATTGGCAAACTCAGACAGTTTAGCCTTGTCTGCAGGTTTCTTTTCTTCCTTAGCAGGAGCCTCCTTCTTAGCCTGGCCGGCTGGTATCTTTGCGTCACCGGCCTCCTTGCCCTCTGGTGGTGTATCTGGCCCGCCCTCTTGAGCAGGCAGGTTTGGCTTTAGTAGTAGTCCCGGAACGTCAATTTGATCCATGCCAACGATTCTTCTCACCTGGTTCTCGGTGTCGAGATCGTAAGTGAGCGCGCCCGCATTAAACAACGAGCCTATCATTGTAGCGAAGTCTCCAATATCGATCTTGGAGATCTTATCGAAGTAAACCTCTGGCAATTCTTCTGTTTCAGCGAACGCGTTGAGTTCAAATAGTCTTGGGACCGCGTGTCTATTGATGACCGCCGCAATCTTGTCCAAGAATGTATTCAGTGAGATAATATACAAAGATGACTTATCCTTAATCATTGCATATGATCCACCCTCTCCGCCAATCATAATGAAGTCCATCATCATTGTTCTGGCTTCATCCTGCTGGTGTCTTGAAATCACCGATGCAATATCAACAGCTGGCCCATTGGTCGGCATGTTGTATTCAAAGTCCCATTCAAATGGAAGTACCAAGCCCATGTCGTCGCCGAGCTTAATATTTCTGGCGATACGCTTTGCGGCCTTGGAGTCATCGCTGTCTGGGCTTGTGTCTGCGCTTTCTGGGAGCTTAACTGTCGGAGTACCCGATAGTCGCTCGCATACAACCGCCTCAAGAATAGAGAGGTTCTTTACATAGAACCAGCTAGTATACGCGCCCTCAAAGCAGCTGACGCCCTCAACATTACCCTTGCCGGCCCCTGTGGTTGTGAAGTGCAACATCTTCTCAATAGGAATAAAAACGCTAGTGCCTTGCCAGTTCTGCCACATTCCCGCGAGGCCGCCGGCATCATCGAATTCCCAGTGGTCTAGGGTTACGGGATGTCTAGGAGCCCATTTGCGCCACTCTACGCCGCCTTCGTCTCCCTTCTTGTAGACAATCTCTACATCCATCCATCCGTATACCAAGAAGTACACGATATCACCCAATACATCCCCGAATGACTTTGACATATTGTTTAGATTGCGCTCGAGGAAGTCTGCTTTATCCTGGTCTGCAGATGTGTCTCCGCCGGGCTTGACGTGAATACTTGAGCCCTGAAGAAACATCTTCGTGGTCCCCAACATAGCACTGCCCACGGGATCAAGGCGACTAATCTCGTCAAACACCTTGACTTTCCGCGTGCTTGTGCGTAAGTCTGTAACCCACGACTCTGTAATATTCCCGTTGTACTCCAAAAGTCCCGGGACACCAATTTCTGCATATTTAACCATCAGACTCTACTATACGAAACGTAGCTGTAGAATTTTCTACAACCCTGCGCCCTAAGTTGTCCTTCTGTAGCAAGTACGCAGATTGCGACATTACTACGAATGAGCCCCAAACCATGAAGCACTGAATTAGGCCATTCCAAATAAATGGTTCTTGGATGCCTTCCACTGGCGCGCCGGCGAAATATAGCCCAACCAGAACACCCACAAGTACAAGACCTGATACGGCAACCGCGACCTCTTTCCATTCAGTTGCGGCCCACCACTCTCGTACGCCGGGAACCTTCTCTACAAGGAACGAAAGAATGAACCCGAAGATTCCACTAATAAATTCTGCCGATAGTACTAATCCCATTTTGATATCTCCGTGTTGATCTACGCTATAACTATTCTACAACTACCACAAACCAAATCAAACCTTGCAGCAATCAGTATGGTGACCACCGCCCGCCAATTCTATTTGAGAGACTGCTAATTGCGCTTTTCATTCTTGAGTTACGATTTACACTGTCGTCATCGATTTCTGTTCCTTGCATTGGTATGCCGGCTCTGTAATTGGATCCCCCAACGCATGCGTACCTAAGCGCATCCGCGAAGTCACTGCCCTCTTTGCCAAACGCATCACGGTCGAAGTTTCCGTCTGGGAGCTTCTTGCATTTGTATTTCTCGTCAATGGCCTGATGCAGCCTTGGGCATCTCTTTGTATCAATTTTTAGAGAGACTACATCCATATTATCAATGAACATATCTCGTACCATTCCAACTCCATATGCTATGTTGCGCGTGTCCTTTGGTATCGCTCTTGCATTCATATGGTTTGGGAAATCCTTTATTAGATCTCCTGCGGCGCCCTCTGACCAGAAGGCGGATATTGGGACACCGAATTCGTCGAGTACCTGCTGTTTGATCTTCTTGCATGCAGCTATAAGCTTGCTTGGCGTGTTGTTATCACTCGCCCATTCTGCCACGGCCCATCTAAGATGCTTATCATTCTCTAGCAAGTCCGGAGACTCTAGAATCACAACGATGCGGCCCCGCCCTCTTTGGTCTATGCCGGCAAACGCGCGCCATCTTTCAAGATCCTTGCGAGAGTATTCGCTAAAGTCAAACTCCTTCTGGTTGTATGAGCCATACTGTGAGTACGCCATACCGTGTGCGCCACCAGACAGCAATAGGTACTGGAGGGCAAATGATTCTACACTAAGAACCTCATGGTACTTCTTAAGGGCATCTCTGTATTTGTAGTGACCGTCTGAGCGCTCCCCGCGCCCCTTGCACATCTCTTCGCGCTTGTTTGTGTATGGGTTTGTCCAATCAAAGAGAGGGCATCCCTCACATTGATCTGGGTAGTGCCGGCCACAGCTCTCCATAATATCAAAGAGGTCAAACTTATACACCTTAATATTGCGCTTCTCTGCAGAGTTTAGAAGGATCTGCATCGTTCCTGTGGAGTGGTACTGCGAGGAGGCCATCATCGTGATGGATGGATATTTGTCTGTGCTTTGGGCCATACCCATAGCTGTGCTCAACGGCTTTGGATCGATATGGTCCAACTCATCTACAATCAGCACTTGCGGGTGAGGGCCTGACACTGATTTCTCTGAGCCGCCAGTACGGATTTCAATACGAGATTTGTTGTTGAGTACTGTCTGTGTAACGCGGGGCTCCTGGGACACAAAGTGCTTGAAGTAGCTAGAGAAGATTAACCCTTGAACTCCGTCCTTCTCTGCATTGCCGCTGAGGTACTTGTAGCCGTCTTTGGCCTGCCCCTCACTGCCCGCAACAGACACGATCCAAATACCAGGCTTGAATATCATTGTGGCCAACTCGAAGATGGCGTAGTTGAGCGTCTTGCCGCCACCGCGCGGCCCCTGCGCTAAGAGAGTTGGATAGCGATCAAAAAATGCATCAGCTATGAATTGGAATGGCGACTGGTGTGTGGGGTCTGTTGGGTGTCTGGCAATCTTGAATCCCAGAACGTCACGAATCCAAGCATATAGCTCGTCGTCGGTTGTGGGTTTGGTGAGAGATTGTTCCTTAATTCTGTCTAGACTCTCTGATTGCGCGTCATTCAGCATCTGCTGAAGAATCAGCAACTGGGAGCTCTCTGACTGTTTCTGCATCTATAAATCCCTCCCCGATTAACCCTGATATGTCTCCGCCATTATCAATCGCATCTTGTATTTTAGATATAGTTAGGCGTAGCTTTTCGTCGTCGTAACCAGAGAAGTCAAATACATTCACTGTTTGCGTGCGCTGGTCTACGTTGGTTGTTTTCTGCGTAGTCTCTTTACGAATATAATCTAGGATCTCCATTGGATCGTAGTCCGTGAGCGCATCTCCGGAGTCCGTTCTGCGCTGGAGCTGATCATTCAAGAGCCTCTGTGCATAAGCCACGCGCCGCTCGCGGTCTATGATTGGCAAATACTGCAGTCTTCTATTTATCTCTGTATTTACACGCTTTCCAGTATCGTCTGTGGAATTTACAATGGACGATACATACGATTGAGTAGTATTACACGCGTCTGCGATTAGGCCATACTCTTGAGGGACAACTACGCCACCCCTGGCTATGATGTGCTCGATTATACAAGACTGTTTATCTGTAAATGGCTTTCGTGCAATGGCTTTCATGGTGACGACTCCCCATATTTTAATAAGAGGCTTCCCGGGCTACGCTTGATCCCATGATCTGCGTTATCGCCTGGCGGCTCCGTCCGAGCCGATTTGATTGCTAGGTTAATTATGTTGATTGCAGCATTTGTGTCACGATCAAGCACGAGGCCGCAATAGGGGCAGCTGTGAGTGCGAGCGCTCAAATCCTTCTTGACAATCTCCCCGCATCCAGAGCACATTTGCGTAGTGTTGTAGGGATTCACTGTCACTACTAATGAGCCAGCTTCTTCCGCTTTGCTCACTAATAGTTGTCGGAATATACCAAGGCCCGCGTCGTGCGCGCTGAGGGCAAGGTGATGATTGACAGTCATGAATTTGAGATTAAGATCCTCTATCGCAATCAGTGAATATGTGTTGACGAGATCTCGGGTAGTTTTGTGCCAGAAATCTCGCCGCTGGTTAGAAATATGATCGTGCAATTTCGCTACTTGATATCTGGCCCGGCGCCGCCCAGCGCTCCCTCTTTTGCGTCGCGACACTCTACGCTGAGCTATCCTAAGTTCTTTTAGAGATCCACGAAGCCATCTCGGATTCTCGACGAATTTACCATCAGATAATGCGAGGAGGCTGTGAAGGCCCATATCTATACCAACAGAATTCTCGTCACGGCCAACGATCTCTGGTTCGGGAAGATCAACCTGGAAGAGTACATACCACTTGCCAAACCAGCGCTTTAGAATTACATGCTTGATTTTCCCATCCGGAATATCTCTATGATACTTAATTTTAACTTCACCGACGTTCTGCAAATATAGAAGCGCCCGACCGCCGTCGTCAAATTTGAGCTTGCACCCATTTCCGTGCGTGAACTCGATACTCCTCCAGCGCTTTTTGCTTTTGAATCTAGGAAATCCCGGCGCACCACCAGACTTTACCCTACGGAAAAATGCTTTATATGCTTTATCGAGGCGGCGCAATGTTAATCCCATGCAATTACAATTAAGGAGGCCAATACCATCTGGATCTATTCGCCTTAGGCGCCCGAAGTGTTTTGATTGCTCGAAGCAAGTAATCCCAAATCCTGTTTCTTGATAAGTTGTGATCCTTTGTTCAAGCGCTGAATTATACACATTTCTCGCAAGCCAGAGAAGATAATGCATCTTCTTGGATTGGCGGGCATGCGGGTATAGCCTATACCGGAATGTACGAATCATTATTTGCCTTTAGCAGAGATATTGTTACGTCTAGCATAATCTCTTACAATGATTTCAATTGCCGCCGATCGGCTAACGCCCATCAGCTCGCACATAATAGCAAGGAGGTCAATTGCAACTTTGGTTAGCGAAACGCCCGTTCTTGTTTTCATAGTTACAGTGTAACATTCAGAGTGAAGGTGTGTACACCTTAATGCCTATTATAAGATAATCATATTATTAATTCAAAGGTATGCGAACCTTTTGCTAATGGTTTGAACACCACTGCATGTAGTGTATAATACCTACATGGGACACAGAAGAGATGTAACTTCAGAGCTTAAAATGAAGTATGACCCAATCATCATAGCCAGAGAGCACGGCAAGTGTTACTTATGTGGCGCCCCGGGTCGCGATGTTCATGAAATATTATCCAGAGGACGTTTTGCCACGCACGAATTAGATGTATGCATCTCCCCAAGGAATATGATACTGTTATGTAGAAGGCACCACGAGATGTGCCAGGGAATGAATGACTGGATGGGACACCTATTCAGGGTGTTAGAGTTTGAATATGGGTATGATTACCACGGGGATCCATTCCAGTGGTACTACGAACAGGAGACATATGGGTAAGTATAATTGGCTTGGCGTATATGAAGAAGCTCTGAAGGAAGCTGTGGGGTGTGATGGATGGCGCGATCTATCAAAGACAATGGGCATCCCGCGCAGGACACTGCGAGACGGACTGCGCAGGGAGTTCGGCGTAGAGGGCTACAGCGGACTTCTACCGGTAGTGCCTGAGAGCTTTGTGCTTGATAAGACAGACCTTGTTGAGGACCGCGCGGGAGAGAAAGTAGACAGCTATTTATGGCTCAGGAACGCAGTAGTTGATGCCGTTACAAATCTGAATGGGTTTAAGACTGAGATACCGCTCAATACTACTGCGCCGATCGTCGCCGACCAGGCCATTGTGGCACTCGTGGGTGACTGGCACTGGGGCCAACAAACAAACGAGAGCTTGATGGGTGAGTTTATGGAATACAATACTCGCATAGCAGACCGTAGGCTTGGCGAGTACTTTGGTGAGATCGCAAAGGTAGTAGAGACAACAAAGATCGATACTCTATATCTCGTGATGCTTGGAGACGAAGTAGAAGGAAGCGAGATCAGAGACACGCAGACGCGCGTGATCTCTAGTGGCATTGTTACTCAGATGCTGCAATTCTTCTCGCTCCTGTCATCGTACATTGGGGACCTAACATTCAAGTTCCAGAAGCTAGAGGTCAAGATCATTGGTGTCGCTGGCAATCATACGCGACTCACAAAGACAAAGACGGATGTTATTCCAACAGAGACTATGGACTACTGTGGGTATGCATACATGATGGCGCTGCTCGGTCGCGTGCCATGTATACAGTTCAACATTGCTGAGTCATGGCATATTTACGAGAGGATTTGTGGCTATGGATTCTACATCACTCATGGTGATGGTATCCGCTCATACAGAGGGCTGCCTGCGTACGGGCTGATCAAGGCCGGTCACTCGATTCAGTCATGCTTGCTAGTAGAGGACAAGGATCTCTCAAGGAGAAACCCAGACATGCTGGCGAGCGATATCAGATTCGTGGACTACATGGTTACTGGACATTTCCATTCAGATAATATGCTTGAAGATGTCGATGTTGAAATTATCACAAATGGATCACCGACAGGAACAAGCCCATATGCAGCGAAGGACTTACGTAGGGCGGCAAGGCCGTCACAGACAATCTTAATAGTGAATGAGGATGGTGTATATTGCAAAATCAAGAAGGTTTTAAAATAGGGGATCATATTTTACCGGCTGGGGACAATGAGGTGTTTATCATTAACGGGTTCTATATATTGAACGATAGTGCAGTAATTGAAATCCAACCCGTTGGCGGGGGGCCCGTTAAGATCGCGCACCAAAACGATATGAAGCTGTTCACAAAATTATATCCATACAGAGTTCCGATTGGGTTTGTTATTCAGCCAATAAGCGACGAGCAGGATGCGGATGGCTAGGGAAAGGGGGCAGGCCGACGTTGAGGCTGGAAAGTCATTGAGAAATCTTGGCTTCTTTGCAAAGAAGCACACGGACGCAATGATCTGCCCAAATTGTCACAAAATGATCTATCCGTCCGGGAACCCTGGCACGTTTGATTTCCCTGGCGTATATGTTCCACCGATGCGCGGTAACCCGAAGCCGCGCACGATGGATATTGAGGTAAAGGCCGGCAATACAAGCCTTGCATTCTCAAGCCTCAGAGACGATCAGCGGGCATGGGCAGCAAGCACACCAGAGAACGAGAAGTATCTGTGGATATGTGTAGGAACGTCCATTAGGGATAAGAAGTATCCACGCAAGACGTGGCTAATGCCGCTTGACGTGTTTTATCATGTAGAGAAGATTCTCGATAGGAAGTCTATCCCATATAACTGCACTGGCCTGGCCGGGTTTGAGCTTGAATGGCTTGGCGGAGGTCTGTGGGATATTCCTGCCGGTCATAGTTTTTGGAGAGGTAGATGGCAACATCCGTAGCGGCAAATGTAATAAAGCTAAACAACAAGTATCATGGGTATATCAAACTACCCGGACAGAAATATGAGCACCACATGGATTATATTCCCACAGGAAGCATTGCCATGGACTACATGCTTGGCGAAAAAGGCGTTCTGTGTGGCATACCGAGAGGTGTAATTACCACGATCTATGGCCGAGAGGGGGCTGGTAAAAGTACGTTCGTGGCGTCTTGTATGAAACAGGCACAGAAGCTTGGGTTAGTTGGCTTTGCTAACACTGAGTTGAGATTTGACCCAGACTACTTTGGTGCGCAGGGCGTTGATATTGACCAACTGACAGTGATCGATTTAAACTACTCTGCCAAGATCTATGGCGAGCAGATTGGTGAGGCGCTGATTGCCCTGGCCAAGACCGGCGATTACTCAATGCTCGTTTGCGATAGCATTGCAGCACTCACTCCAAAGCGCACAGCAGATAGCGATCCAGGAGAGTCCAACCCAGGACTTAGAGCAAGGCTAATTAAGGATATCATTGAGAGAATTATCAGCCCCCTTAAGAATAACAACGTCGCGCTAATGTTCACGTCTCAAAGGTCCTCCAACTTCGGTGCGGTTGGGTTTGGTTCATCTAAGTATGCAATGGTCGGCGGCAACTCAGTTAAATTCTACTCATCTGTCCTGCTGAAGATAGACTACATTGGCAGAGTACTTGATAAGACAGAAACGCCAATTGGTATTGAATCAAGGATTACCCTACAAAAGAATATCGGAATTTCGTGGGGTAAGGTACAGTTCAAGATCACGGACGGACTAGGAATCGATGTATGTAGAGAGTTGCTAGATTATGGAGACGTTGTCTATCGTCACGGCAAGGGCTCATACTACTACTATGGCGATCCGAAGACAGGAGAGGAGCTCAAATTGGCAAACGGAGCGGCGAATGCAGTTCAGAAGCTGCGCGACAACCCAGAACTACTAGAGGCATTAATTAAGAAGCAAAGAGAAATACTAGGAGAAAGTAATGACGAACCTGTTGTTGAATCCTGATCTAATCCATGAGGCTGTAGATGACAAGCACCGTGCGCACTTCTTTACCACGCACGATCCGAACCAGGATGTATATGTGACCAGCGCATACCACCAGATAACTCGCCCTGATGGGTGGGAAATTTGGGTTGAGCATGCAGAAGAGGCCGTCCATGAATGGGATCCAGATAACGAGCATGGATGGGTTGTGCCAGAGGTAAAACTCACAGAGGCTCTGTTTGACAGCGACGGCAATGTGTCTGAGAAAATATATCCAAATAGGTGGGCAGGCGACGCTCGCGGTTTAGTATTCTTCAATGCGTTTAATACTAGCCGTGGGGGATTGTTCCAAATCTTCGACACCAAGCTCGGATCGAGCTATATGTGTGGGTATAGTGCGCATGGATGGTCGAGCGACGAGAATGGCCCTACCGTTACAGACTGCGTTGGCAGTGTTGGATTCAAGAAGCCTTGGTCACAGATTGAGGCAAAGGGTATAGATGTCGATTGCCTAAAGTCATTAGGATATCGCATTGGCGTTGACCCGCTGGGCGGAGTGGACCCATTTGCAGACAGCGTTATTTGGTCTGATCATGCTGCAATCTACAATGTATACGGAAGACTGCCAGTCTTGCTAGTTGAGGCACAATCAGAGCGTATGACTGTATTCTCATGGGCAGAAAACCGATGGCGTAACCTGCACAATGATCGATATATGACTGCGTTCGTTGCCGAGGAAATGGACGCCCACGAGCCGCCGCACGCGGTCCCGCAATATGACAGATTGTGCTACCTAGTTCCGCAGAATGCCACAGAGGAGCAGTTCGTTCAGGTTGCTAGGATTGCAGACAAGACAAAAAGCACAGTGACTAGATCTGCTGATGACGCCGGGCTGTATGCGCTACTGATAAATAATCCCGCTACTACCAAAAACGTTGTAAAGGTTGTGTGGTTCTCCAGCAGCGATTGGGATCTGTTGGAAATAGAGAACTTCTTTGATATATATTATCCAGGCACAATAGTGGAACACGAAAGGCTGTACAGCGAGCCAGAGCCCCCTGTGGTTACGGGGGCTCCGTGTATACTTGGATGCCACGGAAATGGCGAGGGTGTAATCACAGAGCACCTGCGATACCTGTCAGAGTTTGGTACGCCTCCGTCTGTAAAGAGTTATGGCAGAGACTCAAATATGGGATGGCTGAAGACGGTGAAGGAAATTGATCCAAACATCATCACTGTTGGCCGG